TGAGTTACTTGTGTGCCGTTAGTCTGATTAGCCGAAGTAGCAGCACCTGTTGGCAATGGCAATGATGCTGCGGACACAGGCTGAGGGGTCGTGCCCGTAGGATCTATCCTTACAGGATGAGCTGACGTACCCAGTACGTTGGTACCATCTGTAATCTCTACTGGCCAGCTATTAGCGGCTGTATTAGGAGAACCTTGATTAGCTGTAACTGTGCCTGATATTGGTTGAGACGACGGAAAATTTTCAACTTGAACGTTTAACGCACCTGAAGTTGAACTCAGTGCATTGCCACTACTATCTTCTATCTTAGCTGTAACTGTTCCACTAACAGGTTGACTAGAAGGAAAATTTTCAACTTGAACGTTAAGCGCTCCAGCTGTAGAGTTTAGACTGCCGCCAGAGCTGTCATGGATGTTAGTATTTACAGCTGCTCCACCGCCACCGCTAACATCTACATTGATAGAGCCGTCTGCGTTAACCTTAAGCTGGTTGTCACTACCACCATGAAAACCGTCTTTTACCTGTGTTGTACCCATTAATAGCTCATTATCGTACCAGTAAGGGTACCGTTAGTTATTGGTGTTGTAGATAAGGACCTAACTGAAACTCGGCATAAAGCAGGAAATACACCCATTGAGCAGCCATTTTGGCCATTACCTATGATGCAGAGTAGTACTTCTTGCCCTACGGGGCCAAGGTAAACGCCAATAGGATCACCTGAGGTGTCTTGGTAATCAATGTAAATACCTGATTTAAATCCAATATTAGCAATTACCTGTAATGGAAGGCTAGCTGATCCTGGGATTGGAGTGGCGGTCATATTGAGCAGGGGCGTATCGAAGAAAGCTATGGGGAAGTTATAGTTCATAGGGGCGCTTGGACCTCATAGGGTGTCTGGCAGTCAGGTAATGAATGGTGTTCCTTTTATTTAAGTTTAAAGCTTAGCCCTAGTCTACCTTGTTTGCCTGACTTAAGCAATCCTGAAATTGTTACGCGGTTAACTTTGAGAGCTTTGGCTGCAGCATTAACTGATTCGTACGCTACACCTGTCTCAACACAGATCACCGGTTTATGTAGGGCTGTGTTAGGACGACCTTTAAGTGTATCAGATATACGCATGCGGCACCTTCAAATGCTCTAGTACCTAGCTTCATGCGTTTAGATGGTTTGTCACCTACGAATAGTATCATATGTGGACACTTACCCATTGTAAAAAGTTAATAACACAAAAGCACCAGAACAAAAAGAATACAATGGCGGCCAAAAATCTCCAAACTTCAGGTAGCGTTAATAATGCTCTTCTTAGCTCTAGGTTATACCCATTTGGAGATAACGTATTGTATTTTTGTATATAGTGTATTTCTAATAGATCCAAAGTCTCTAGAGTACCTGCTGTGTCGATCTGCTCTAAAATGAAATTCTCTTTACCATACTTTCTAATGGCATCTGCTATAGCAGAATGATTTACATGCTTACCTGCGCAAGGTCTGCAATGGTCACTCCATCTATCTGATAGTTTTTGAACTGTTTGTCCTATATACATCTTACCATTAAGCTTATTAGTTATTTTGTAGATAATCATATCGTATTCCTTATATTAATAATTATGCAGTAAGCATAATTAAAAGCAAGATATATTTTGGCATTAAGTTCCATTCCTTATGTAATAACATGTATCAAAAAAAAGCCTCTTGGTAGAGGCTTCCATGACTAAATATTAGTCAGTTGTGGTCTAAGCACTTAATTGTACTACACAATTCCAGCCTGGCGCTGAACATATGAGGTTCCCGTAATAGCCGATGCGAATCTCTAAAGCATCAGCATTTCCCACTCTGAGACCCTCTAACCCCTCCATACCGTACGTGAGTATGTGCGGTACTTTGCCTAATGAGCGCAGCTTCCAAGTAGACATAGTCAACAAGTAAGCGGTTTGCGGAGGACAAGAACGATCGGCCAACACAGTAACTCGGCCATAAGCTGATTGGAAGGTGATACCTTCAAATGCAACTTCAACCTCGTCGTGGTTAACTTGAACGTATTGCACTTTAGCGCCGAGAGCGTTAACCAAAGCTGCATATGAAGCGAAGTCCATAATGCAAAGGTCTGGTTTTCCACCTTCACGGTTCAAGAATGCAAGGGCTGACGTCATACCTTCTTCAATGGTCTGGTTCTGAGCGGAAAATCGACAACCGGCCAAACGAGTTGGATCAGCTGAACGGTTTACACCCCAGAAAGAGTCATTGGAGGCAGGGGTAGCGATTGGAATCCAAGCAGCGAGACCACTAAGAGCCAAGAAACTACCAGTGTTAGATGCTCCTGTAGATGGCAAGTCACCAGCGATAGTGAGATATGCAGAGCCTGTTCCGATAGCCCAGTTACCGCTCAAAGTAGCAGCTGAGGCTGTACCATAAACGATGCCATTAGCGCGATCTACTGCAGTAACAAGTACTGTGTCAGAAGAAGGTGCACCACCAGCAGAGCTAGAAGCTACGAGCAGCATGCCTACTTCGAACGCAACAATTTGTTGCGCGTTAGCAAGAGGCAATACAGTTCCACCAACAGTTACACCAGCTTGGGTTGATGCGGCGCTAGAAATACCACGAGTAGCAGTACCGTCGCCGAACAATTCAAAAGCGATGTTGTTAGTGATGTTGCGGAAACCGCCATCCATTTGCAGTTTAGCAGCGTCTACGAACGCACCAGCATTAGTTTTAGTTTGTTCCATCAAGAGGTTAGTGATGGTTACCAATTGGTAATCTTCAATAACATAGACGAAATAGCTTACTAATGAAGTAGGCGTTTGTTGGTTTTGAGCGTTGCTGAAACTATGAGAACGACCTTGCGGAGCGCCGTACTCAAGAGGTACCGGGATGTATTTCAAGCGGCCTTGCGGCCTTTGTTATCGTAAAGGCTTTTTATCCTCTACTTCAAGAACTTCTTTAAGTATGTTATTGCCATTTCAAGCCTGTCTACTCGCTCTTTTGCAAATCCTACTAGAGGATTGCATATAGTGCAAAGCAGGGATCTTACTTGGCCTGTTGTATGGTCATGATCTACATGTAAGCGACGTTTAAATTCGCTTTTATGCCTACCACAACACTTACAACGATTATCCTGGGCAATTAACATCTCATTATACTGCTCTGGAGTCATGTTATAGTTCCTTTTAAGACCTCTAACAAACTCTTTATACGACCTGCACTCTTTACAGTCAGGTTGAGTTGTTTCTTTGCCTCTTGAGATACGCCTAAATTCTTTTTTCTCTTTAGGTTTGTCGCACCCACGGCATACTTTTTGTTCTTGTTCGGCGTACATTTTCAACCTTTCAGTTGTTGATCACTCTTGGTACTATTTTAGTCTACTTTATAAGTAGTTTCAAGTACTACGCTCTACACTGGTAAAGATTTTTTACGTCTTTACTTAGCACGGTATTAGCATTGCAGCCTTCACCGTTTTTGATCAATTTAACGCAGGCAATTACATCTACCCGCGAAACCATCTGGTGACTCATTTTTTGGTACAAGTGCCAAAAATGGGTTTTCTTTATCGTTTTCAGACAGTTTAGTCTCGGCATAAAGTTACACGAGATCCTTCATGTACTCCTTGTCATCGGTGTACAATTCTTTTAAAGCAGCAATCTGGTTGCTACTATTTGCATAAGTTGCGGCCATGACCGTAACTCCTTTATATTAGATTTGATGACCATTATACGTACCAAATGCACGCGTAACGGCTACTACATGAACCAAAGGGCTCGTATGTAGTAAGTTGCTATAAAAGCTTCAATTAGAGCTCTTATATTGGTTTTAAGCTTTAATAGCCTTATTTAAGACTCTTATCGCTTATCCAATTCACCCTTGAACGCTAATATCGCTCGCTCCTTAGCTGTCAACTGCCTTGAGGAACTTGTTGCATTAGTGAGGGTTTTCATTTGTGGCTGCTGTTTCGGTTGCGGCTGTTTCTGCTGAGCCGGTGCGGCTGAACCTCTTTCCGGAGAGGTGTTCAATCGCTTTTGAATCTTAGTTAATCGTGCTAGTTTAGAAGCTTCTTCTACTAGATAGTCTTCTACCTGCTGGGCTGCTTCTTCTATTGTAAGTAATACGTTATCCTTCTTATAAGTTTCAGTTATAAGCTCTACAACGTCATTTACTGACTTGGTAGCGCGGATAGCTTCAAATGCTGGGTCGTTCTTTACTAAACCTACAACATCTGTGCGGATCTGGCGTACTGCTGCATCGTAAGCTGCAGTTTGGTTGTCCACAGCTGACTTGCGGCTTTCTTCACTAGCCTTCTCTAAAGCCTGGATCTTAGACTGAAGCTGGTTGATAGTAGCTTGTACTCTAGGATCTGTAGGCTGTTGAGCTTGGAGGAACTGGTTAGTGAGGTCATCATAACTTGCACCTGCTTCGGCAAGAACTGTAAGTGTTTCGCGCTTGATTCTATCCTTATGGATGTAAT